GTTATCGGTGATGCTTGGAATGGCAGGGTGCTCAACAGCACACACAGTAAACCACAACTTATCAAAGGATGCGAATGAATTTAATATTTATCGCAGAATTACAGTTACTAATGCAAGAACGGACACAGTTATGCTTCAGGCCGAAGGCTATATGGCGCTGGGCAACAATAGTTCAAATGAGCTGGTAGTTACTATTAAAACCGGTGATGATCAGTATTATAAAGATTACATTTATCTGAATGACTGGACCTGTTATGTAATGGAGCAGACAGAGCCGAAAGGAACAGACAAATATCATTACGAGTTGACATTTTATCCGGAAAGAATACTCCCAGACGTTGAAATTAAATAAATTTGTTGCGACATCGCAACAGGAAGGAGCAGGGAATGGAATGTGTTTTTAAACGACAGTCCACAACAGCTAACGAAAAGATTACGATGGAGTTTGACGCAAAGGGTATAGAATATCTGGTGAAAAATTTTACAGATGATGATATTTATGTGGCGTTGGGCGAGGAGAATGACAAGGCAAAGTGCTTGTTGATTCCTGCTGAGTGCAGTCAGATCGTAACTGCATATCGTGGAGCATTTGTAGGCGTCAATCATGTTATAACGATTATCCCCGAATCCACCAGCAAGAAAGGAGTTGAGGTTCAGTGTCTCAAGTGGTAGGAGAAGATTTCATTACTGGCCTGGGATTTATCGGACTGGAGCCAAGACGCATCTACCGCATGCGGCGGGGACCAAAGGTCACGACAGTTATGGTGAAGGGCAATCCGGCAGTGTTGGAGCATAGTGTCAGAGGCAGATTTAAAGGATTGACGGTGTATGGCAAATCCACGCAGGTGACGACGACAGGGGCGCAGCTGTTTGAACCCATCAGTAATAAGTTAAACTTAAATGGAATCACGATCACTTTTGACGAAAACGGTGAAAAGATAGTGGTGTCAGGAACGTCAGAGCGATCACGAAAAATTCAAATCAGTAAGCCAATTCAAATGCAGGCTGGTGAAAAATATGTGTTGACTTTCGATGAAGTCCATTACTTTGAGAATGTATGGTTGCGAAGTAGTAATGGTGCCAGTTTTGGCTGGTTAGGAAAGAACACAAAAAATTGGGTTATAATAACTGTTCCAGATTCGATTGCCGAAAGAACTGATTGTGTAATGTATGCTTCTACTTTAGAGGGAAAAGCTTATAATTTCACGATAAATCATCTTATGCTTAATACAGGAAGTACCGCACTCCCGTGGGAACCGTACACCGGAGGAAAGCCGTCCCCATCACCGGATTACCCGCAGAAGATTCAGAGTGCTGGAGATGATGGTAGCATCGGCATAGAAGTACACGGAAAGAATATTTTTGGTGGAAGATATTACTATGCAAACTACGCAAACAGTATATTGATAATTAATGGAAATAAGAAGGAGGAGGAAGTTAAGCTGCCGTATGCTCCGGAATATGAAAGCTTTGGAGTTTGCAAGACGATAAAATGCAAGAAAGGAAAAACTTATGTTATCTCCGTGACAAATCCGAACAAAAACGCAACCATAGGTATGGCCGAATATGAAAACATAAAGAATGCGTCCGCATATACCAAAAATGTTGGATTTGCCAGAATGACAACTAAAACCAAACAACTATACACCGCAAAGAGTGATGGAATCCTTGTATGCGGAATTGCGGGCACATGGACTGACGGAAAAACAACTGTGCATGAATGCACAGAATCAGAGCTATTGCAAGTGGAAGAAGCATCGGAAGCGACATCTTACGAACCATACCACACCCCACAGACACTTACCCTATCCACACAAAACGGTCTACCGGGCGTTCCGGTAAACCGTGGCGGAAATTACATTGATTCATCTGGTCAACAATGGATATGCGATGAGGTCAATCTGGAGCGGGGCGTGTATGTGCAGAGGATATACACCGTTGATGTTGCTGAATTAGAATATTCTGCTGAGACAATTTTGCAAACAGTAAAAAGGATTTTTTACAAAATATCGGTGCCATCTACAGGAGTAACCAATAAAGGATATTGTACTCGCCTTACTTATTCGCCGAATTACTCAGCTGATAATCCGCATTTTTATATTAATGAGGAACGCATAGTTGTGTTTATACCGCTGGATACAACCATTAAACCAAAAGAGTATTTAGTCCAATATGTTCTTGCCACTCCCATCGAGACCCCACTATCAGATTCAGACATCGATGCTTATAAAGCTCTTCGTACCTATAATGGCACAACCGTGGTTGAAGCTCCGTCTGGAGCTGGGCTGAGCGTATCTTATGGATGTGATCTGTTAGCAGCAGAAAAAGAAGTAAATGACAAATATGCCGGCTTAATGGCAGAAATGGAGGACTTAAATGAAAACAGCAAGACTGTGTAAACTTTTAATTACGAACAACAGATATGAGTATGATGATATGTATGCGAAGCTGGATCTTTTTCTCATGCTTGGACGAATCACGGAAGATGAGTATGTGGAGTTGACGGGGATGCTGGTAAAGCCAGAGGAAGACGCAGAAGAAGAGAATGGAGAAACTATTGACGTGGATTCGACAGAAAAAGTGTGAGCATCTGTATTGGAAGCATTGGAGCCGGGCTTCCGGTTCTTATGGCGGTTATGTAAGACGGTGTACCAAATGTAATAAAATCAAGCAGTAAGCACGCAGGTAAAACCTGGGTGTTATTTTTATGCCCTGCCATAAGGCGTAAAACTGGGCGCTACTCTGCCGGGAGTATAACCGGACGATCCCAATACCCGGAGAGCGGGAATAAAAATCTATGGAGGAAAACGTAATGGAATGGTTAAAAGCAATTTTAGAGAAGGCAGTAATCACAGACGGCAGATTGGATGTTGATGCAACCATGAAGACTATTAATGCTGAGTTCCCGAAGCATGCAGTACCAAAGCAGGACTACAATGACAAGGTGAAAGAGCTGAGCACGGCTAATGATACGATCAAGGACCTGAAGAAAAACAATGCAGATAACGCGGATCTGCAGCAGAAGGTCAAAGCTTATGAAACTGAGGTGTCAGGTCTTAAAACTGCTGCAGAGAATACCAGGAAGGAATATGCCTTAAAAGACAAGCTGAAAGAGGCTGGTGCTACAGATGTAGATTACATCATCTACAAGCATGGCGGTCTGGATAAGTTTGTCTTTGACAAAGACGGGGCTCCCGTTGGTCTGGACGATGTATTAAAGCCTATGAGAGAAGCTTCCCCGCATCTTTTTAAGAGTGCTGGAGGAGCAGGCGGATATAATCCGGCTGGTGGCAGTAATCCTCCTGGAAACAATCCATTCGCAAAAGAAACTTATAACCTGACGGAGCAGGGACGCCTGTTCAAGCAGAACCCGGAGCAGGCCAGACAGCTGGCAGCTGCAGCCGGAGTAAAGATCTAAGAAAGAGAGGAATTTTAAATGGCAGGAACAACTTTACAGGACGTAATCGTCCCGGAACTTTTTAACCCATATGTGATCAATCGCACAATGGAGTTATCCGCACTTGTACAGAGCGGAATTATCGTAAACAATACTGAATTTGATGCCCTGGCTTCCCAGGCTTCTCCAATGGTCAATATGCCATTCTTTGAAGACCTGACCGGAGAGTCTGAGCAGGTCATTGAGGGAACAGATCTTAATGACAACAAGATCACATCCAATAAGGACGTAGCAGTGATCATTCGTCGTGCTAAGATGTGGTCTGCAACCGATCTGTCTGCAGCACTGGCAGGAACCGATCCAATGATGGCGATTGCATCCCTGGTTGCCAGATTTTGGGAACGTGATATGCAGAAAGAACTAATCGCTATCCTTAAAGGTGTATTTGGTACTGTACCGGCAGGAAGCAGCGGTGATCCGGCAGCTGAGACAAGACTGGAGACCAACATTCTGGATATTTCCGGATTAAGTGGAGCAAAAGCTAACTGGTCTGGTTCCGCTTTCATTGATGCAGAACAGAAACTGGGAGATGCGAAAGCACAGTTAACTGGTGTCTGCATGCACTCTGCGACAGAAGCATATCTGAAAAAACAGAACCTGATTGAAACG